TTCAAAACGGTAGGTTGCTCGATTTTAATTCTTGGCATTTTCAAGAATTAAACTAAAAATTGTCTCTTCCAAAAAGCTAACAGAATTTTATAAATATTTTTCTAGAGAAAAGGGAGGGGTTGAAATTCGAGAAGCGCGGCTTCTCTTAGAACCGTAGGTTCCCTGCTAGTTTCTGATCTTTTTTCTGATAATAGGGATTAGTCGCTTCCCGTTTTTATATAGTTGAACGACTATTCCAAAGTATTTAATAAACGTTTTTAGCAAATTGTCATAATCGGACGACTGCATTTCGTTAATAATTTTATTTACTTTTTCTTGGTTTAAATTCAACTGCCGTCCAAAATCGTCTACCAATCCCATAAGATAAAATGCATTCCCCTGTGGTCCAGATAGTTCAATCTTCATCATAATAATAATGTATGCCGTTTTTGTAATATCTATTCGTAGATTCAATTTTTACACCTTTGAAAATTAGCTCCGTTTACCGTAGGTTATCTGAAAAATTGATTTGACAAGTTGAGTTTGTCAAATCAGCACACCGCAAACGGAAATGGCTTCTATTATTACCGGTCTTGACTATTACGCTTCCTTGGCTAACGGGATCCGCGAAGGAGAGAATGGACACGCAGAGTTGAAATGGTCGAATTCTATCGAAGAACGAATCGTTCAGTTCGATTTCCAGTGCGTTCGAACGGACTCGGTAGGAGTCGAGTCCTTGGCGTCAATTCTCGATGAATTATTGTTCGAGCTTTCGGAAACTCTATCTAACCCACGACTTGAGAGAAACCGCATTGAGCTTATAACCATTCTTTTCAAACTCATTGGGAACACTCGCGATCTCAACGGCGGAAAGGGAGAGTATACGCTTGCCTATATGATGATTTGGACTTGGCAAAAATACTTCCCGGATCTTGCGAGACGGGCGCTGGAACTCTTCGTTTTAGATCCGAGGACGTTGGGTTTGTCCGGTGATTCCCGTGAGCCTTACGGATCATGGAAGGACATCAAGTGCTTCTGTAAGTACGTCCTAGATCAGTGCGGTGACCACAACCACCATCTCATTCAATTCTGTATTGATTTAATCAACCAATGTCTTTATATGGACGATTTGGCTTATGGATTCGCGGATACTTTAACGCCTCTTACTCTCGCGGCGAAGTGGATTCCGCGCGAGGGGTCAAGTAAATTCGGGTTCTTATACGAGGCTCTGGCGATAGATTACTTTCCGCAATACACGTCGACTGCCAAGACCGAGGAGTCGAAGATGAAAGCGATCAAGAAATGCAAGGCGCAGTATCGCATACTCTGCTCGAAACTCAACCGACACCTAGATACTGTCCAGATAAAGCAATGTGGAGGCAAGTGGGCTGACATAGATCATTCCAAGACCACGTCTGTTACAATGGTGAAGCAACGTCGGGCGTTTCTCAATCTTCCTATCAAGAACCGTCCTAATGGCGTTCAACGTTCAGATAAAGCGGACAGAATCGTATGCGCAGATAATCTCCGAACATATATGGCGGATTTGAAGAAGACCGGCGAGGAGGTCAAGGGTAAGCACGTCGGACTCGACGCGTTTGCTTCTCAGGCTCTGAATCTCTCTGACTATCGTTATCATAGTGTCTCGCCCCAAGAAGAGGCGGAGATCTTGAACTCCCAGTGGCGTGATAACGGGAACCAGAAGAACGCGAATGGTCTTGGTCCCATGGTTGCTATCGTGGATACATCGGGATCTATGTCGGGAGATCCGATAAACGCGGCGATTGCTCTCGGTTGCCGCGTCGCAGAGAAATCTTGTTTGGGGCGTCGTGTCATGACGTTCTCCGCCGAGCCCGCGTGGATCAATCTCGATGGGTGCAATACGTTTACAGAGATGGTTTCGAAAATCATGAATATGAGCGGGACTGCAGGATTGAATACGGACTTCTATAAGGCTCTGGATTTGATTCTGACCGTTATCGAAGACTTACGAATTCCGCCCGCTGATGTCGAGAATATGATTCTGGCTGTGTTTTCGGATATGCAGATCGATGATAATCTAAGTTGCATGAACGGCGGTAAATACAATCCGACGGAGTTGCAAAAAGCGGCGGCGCGCAATTCCTGGTCAACCCTTTACGATGAGATCAAGAAGAAATACGCCGACGTAGGGATGCGTCTTTACGGGATACCGTTGACTCCGCCGCATATCCTGTTTTGGAATTTGAGAAAGACGGAGGGATTCCCGGCACTATCGACAGAGGCTGGCTGTTCGATGATGAGCGGCTATGATCCGACGGTTTTGAATGTGTTCTGCGAGAAGGGTATTTCGGCACTCAAGGAGATGACTCCGTTCAAGATGTTGCAAGAGAGACTTTCGAACGAGAGATATTATCCTATGGAGATGGTTTTGAGGCGGCATTTTGACTCGGTGTAAATAGACGTAATAAATCCAATAAAAAACAAGCTTGTATATATTGTTTTTTATTTTTGACCCTTATCCAAACTTCACCACGATCTTCACATCCTCTTTTTTGATACATTTACATGCGGAAATCGAGAGCTCCTCGCGCTTCTTACGGGTCTTACCGCCATCCAAATCCGACAAATTATCCGGCGAAGGTTTACGACGCGATGTGCTATTTCGCAAATTCATATCCGCTTCAATATTATCATAATGCGTCTCGATATAATCGATTATTTTATTTTCCAGCGCCCACTTGAAGAAATTCAGCTGACCAATCGTGGTTTCCATGCAATTCTCGTCGTCGTATGGTATGCTGATGCGTTCCCACCTGCAAAATGGGTCAAATCTGCGCTTCGCGTATGCTTTCAGTTTGAGTTTATAGTCATTATAGACCTTGAATCGGGATGATTCGTTCGGGCGAACCATCTCGTAAATCGTATAATATTTCTTGGCATAATTAGTGACAAACCAATCCACGATCCGGAGCGAGATCTTAGACTCGCCATTAATAATCGACATCATCTTCTTGAGATTCTCTCGATTCTCGTAAAAATCCATGAGGTTCTTCATGAGCAAATCATTTTGGGTATTCAGACTCGCCGAACTATAGGACGCGGACATTATTTTATTAATACGTGTATTGTAACCAAGGGTTTATATTATTTTTTTCGCGTAATTGTATATTACATAAATAAAAACTATCAAAGCTGTATCAGTATTGGTATACTAGTGATCCACGCCATCTACGCAGCCGTTTTAGAAACAATTTATGTGTGAGTATAATAGACAACCGACCATGAATATTATGAATTATATGATCGAATTATTTTTCCAAGAAGAGGCATTTAACACGTCTTTCATGATTATAACTAGTTTCATAATAAATATTCTTCAGACCAACGGTATATCCCTAATCACTGCGAATATTATTGACTTTTTAACGAAGGGAAATCAGGCTGGAACGACTACATATTATTATTATTTCGTCCTGATCAGCATATTATTCTTGGTATTTTATTATGTTTATAAGATTTTTCAAAACCGGTTATTAACGAAACTCAGACAATGGATTCGGTATCAGCTTATTAAAATGATGTTGGTCGTAAATAATCAAAAATTCAGCGAGACGAATTTCACCAAACTCAATTCGCCTATTAATCGGATATCGTCCATGTGTTTTATGGTTTTCAATGACGTGATTACGTTTTTATTACCAAATATGACATTTTTGGTAATCATCGCGGCGTATTTCACGTATAAAAGCTGGAAAATCGGCGGCGCGTTTATTCTTGGAAACTTAATATTATTGGGATATTTGTATGTGAACTGGGATACCATGACGGATCTCAATCGGCATTACGAAACCCATATCAGCGAAAACGAGGGCTCCCTCATCGAAATCCTGAATAACATCGATAAAATAATTACGCGGGGTCAAGTGGACGCCGAGGTTGCCGAATATCTTGGAAAAACAAACGAGGGTATTGACAAAGCGTTTGATTTTTATTCATCCACGAATAATCACGGAGTTATAATGAATGGAATTGTTTACCTCATCATATTTTTGTTAATTGGGTATCTAATTTCCGGGGTTTTTTCGAAACAGATTGATCTAAAAACGTTTATTACGTTTTTCACTATTTTGATATTATACAGGGATCGAATGTTTGGTGCTATACAACAGGTTCCTGATTTCATCGAATTCATGGGTCGATCTGATGCGGTGTTGAAACATTTCAAAGATACCGCGGATGATTATATTGGGATCACGGGTTCTAAGTGGGCGCCGATAAATCTAGGGTTCGATGCTATTAAGTTTGAAAACGTAAGATTCAAATACAAGTCTTCGGAGAATTACGTCATGGATAACGCGAGTTTTTCCTTGGAAACTGATGGCAAAATCATCGGCGTCACTGGTTTGTCGGGTCGCGGGAAATCGACATTTGCCAAGCTGCTTATCAAGCTATATAAACCAGAATCGGGGAAAATATATATTGACGGGGTCGATATTGAATCGGTGGATACGGATTATATTCGGCGGAACATTACGTATGTGAATCAGACGTCGAAATTATTCGATAAGAAAATCTTGGAAAATATATTCTATGGATGCGGGGATCTCGCTGTTTGTCAGGAACGATTACGTGCAATCTTGGAATACGATAAAATTCGCGAACTATTCAAAAACGTGGATTTGGAGAATACGCGAGCGGGGTCTTTGGGCGAAGGTTTGTCCGGAGGTCAGCGCCAGGTAGTGAATATTATTAGCGGTTTGGTGAATGATTCCAAGATTTTGATATTGGACGAGCCTACGAACGCTCTGGATGGCGATTTAAAGAAGACGGTCTTGGAAATAATACGGCGATTTAAAGATTATAAGAAATGTATTATTGTGATTACGCATGATAAAGATATGGATGCGATTTTTACGGATAAGATGAGTTTGTGAACAGGGCGGTTTCATTGAAATATTCTTTATGAATAGTTCAATTTGTTTTATAATTGTAGCTTCTCTCCAAGACTTTTATAATAAAAACCTTGATATCCTACATTTTTATCCAAGGCTTTTGTCAAAGTCTTGTCGCTCATTTTCATTGTTCTTATGCAATCATATTTGCATTTGAATTCTTGTGTCATACGATTTTGTGAGTCGAATTGACCCACGCCGTCTTTGTATAATACGGGTGTTTGTCCGCGTTTTTCTGAGAATGCCGATTTAAGTTCTTCTGAGCATTTTTCATAAAGCATATAATAATATCCATTCACTAGGGTGCACTTTTTAACAGGATTGTCTAGAGCAGATGACGATGAATATCCATTAGAAACTGCCGCCGTTTTTCTATCCAAATAAACCGTTATTATTTCGGTTTTATCCGCGTTTACTTTGGCGACATATCCAAGATCCTGGGTCTTGGTTTTCACCGTTTCTGTTATTCCGTGTATGATATTAGGATCCAATTCTCTGTCCACAAACGCCCATCTGAACCCATTATATACGACATTTTTTTCGACGGCTTTATTCAGGCTAGGTCGCTTCATTCTAGTATCCTCGCGCATACATTCGCTTACGGTTTCATATACTTTTACAAGTTGCATAGTTTCGGGATTTATCTTTTGTAACCTCGGACCGACCGTTGGAAGTGGTTGTTCGAATCCGGTAGTTGTTCTCGTTTGAGATGCGTTTATTTTTTCCATGATTTCCTTAAGTGAATTATCGAACGAATTCATTCGCTGTAATATTAATTTATTAGATTCTAGTAATCCTTGAATGATATTTCTATCTTCTGGATTAAATTGCATATTATTAGATAGAATCGTTTTAATGGATTCTATATCGCTTCGAATTGCGTCAACCTCAATGTCATTAAATTGGTTGATATGTTTTTTTATGATTTTCAAAATGGTTCCATATGATAATTTTTTACCAATCAAAAAGAGTTCTTTGTCTGATTCGTGACCCGGTAGATCTTTTACATTGCTTGGTGAAACATCCGGATGATTATGTAAGAACTGCTCGAAATCGTAGCTTTTTTTTACCATGAAACAATCCAATATGATTGATTCCTCATGCTTGTATCTATGTTCATTATATCGCGCTTCGATTCCACGTCTACTTTCTCCAATCTTTACGATATATTCACCGTTTTCATAGGATTTCACTCTGATAATATATACTAGAGCGCCGGCATTTCCGAATTCTCTTAATAAGAGATTATGTTTTTCCAACGATTTCTCTTTGGTGAGATTTTCGATTGTTTTCCTACTTTGTGTTTTTATTTGTTCTAATTGAAGTTTAAGTTCGGTTGATTCTTCATTTACTATTTCATGGAGCGTTTCTTCCAATTTAATATAATAATCATGGATCTGATCGGCTTTTTTAGTTTCAGCTTTCAAGCAAAATCGTTTGAATGCATTTATAGTAAGAACGAATGTTTCTTTATTATGACCGCCTCGTCCTTTTTTTTGCTCCGGAGATCTCCGGAGCAAATAATCTTTGTCGATTATAAAAAATTTTTCAAGTATTCTTTTTGCTGTGTCTTTTTGTCCGAATCCAATCCATTTCCATACATTATCTAAATCAATTACAAAATCTGTCTTAGAATTATAATTTAAATATGAATAAAAGCTTGCAACGAACAATTGTTGATCTTCCGTACTAAAATTGGTTTTTATTTTTGAGACCAATCTACCTTGATATGTGTTTGACAACCTTATTATCGGGTTGTTTTCGATCAATTCTACGATATTTAAACTTGTCATCTCCGACTTAGTTAAAAATCGCATTATTTCTTTATATTATTTTCTTTGCATTTGTTTTAATAAAGCAAAAACAAAGAAACAGCTGTAAAATCGATCTCGATGTGTCAATCAAGATGACTATGCATAATGCAGTCATTTCTTTGCTCCTGATGGATCAGGACCAAAGAAATATTAATATAAAAACACAAGTCTTATATTAATTTTGTAAGGAAAACCTTATTTTTATGAGTATTTTTATTTTTTGTTGGTCAGAAATATATATTATAAAATGTTGGTCAGATCCTCAATTTGAGTAAGCTACACCAGCCATACCACTCATCACGCGAAGAACGTTGTAGTTCACGGCGTAAACACGGACCTTGGCGGTCTGAACGCCGGCGACGGTGTTGGCGGAGAGCACGAGTTGGAGCACAGCGTTATCAATGCGAGAGAAATTGCAACTACCTGAGGGTTGATGTTCCTCAGGGCGGAGGGCGAATGAGTAGACGTTGATGCCAGTGTCGGGAGCACGGGTGTGGTGCTGGAAGGGCTGGACAACATCGAAGTAAGAGCCTTCGCGCTCAGAGAAGCGGTCCTGTCCGTTGAGCTGGAGCTTGGCAGTGACGACGGGGTTAAGACCCCAACAGTGCATGTCGAGGGCGGTCTCAGCGAGCACGAAGGTGCCGGCGTCGGACACGTAGGAGCCGTTGACGGGGGTGTTATCGAAGGCAGGGTACGTGCCGGCGCCCCACTGTTGATTGACTCCAACGCCGGGGGTATTGTCAACCGAACCGGGCATCTGGAAAAGACCACTGGTGGTGATGAATCCGTTAGATCCGGAGGTCTCCTGGGGTCCACCGAAAGCGTGAATGGCATTAGGGAGAGCATCAATGGCGTCGGTGTAGTTAAAGGGCTGAGCGCCAAGAGTACGGTAGAGGGTAGATGAGCCCTCGAGGGAGGCGCAGTAATCCACGTTCTGATCGGGCTGAACAACCCAGATGAGCTCCTTGCAGGGGTGGTTGAAGTTGAGCTTGATCTTGTTGGACGATGAACCGACCGACTCGTCACCCGTGAACTGGAGCTGTTCGATGAGGTACTCATGGGGGTTCTGAGCCATCTTGCGGCGCTCATCAGTGTCGAGAAAGATATAATCGACATAGAGGGAGGCGGCAACGAGGGATTGCTGGTAAGCAGTCGAGACAGACTGGACGCCGTTAGCACCATTGAGGGTCTTGACAGCCCAGAGGCACTCACCGATGGGGCGGAAATCGATGTTGATCTTCACCTCGTGGTACTGGAGAGCGATGAGGGGAAGAGCAAGACCGGGGTTGCGGCAGAACCAGAAAAGGAGGGGAATGTAGAGGGTGGTCTCAGGGAGGGCGCTGCGGGGAGCGCAAACCTGGGCAGGTCCTCCAGCGGCGGCGCAGGGACCAGTGATGCTGGCAAAAGTAGGATCGGTGATGTAGGTAAGCTGGGTGGTGTTTCCGATCATCTTGAAGTAGCCGCGCTGTTGCTCGGCGGACATGGTGACCTGATTCCAGATGTGCATCCAATCACCGTACTGGCGATCGATGCGCTGACCTCCGATCTCAACCTCAACCTGGGAGATGAGCTGCTCTCCAATGAAATCTAACCAACGAGCCCAAACGCTGTTGTTGGGGGTCGACATCTGCTGGTTGATCTCAGGGAGAGTAACCTGGAGGTATGTGCGGTAGCAAAGATCACCGTTACGGGAGATAGTGCAAGTTACGCGGCGACCGAAATCAGCCTGACCAGAGAAGGTCTGCTCAATGGACTCCATCGCGAAGTTTGTGTGGCGGCGGTATGAAACCTTCCAGAAAGTGATCTCGGGCGTGCCCGTAAGGAAAACGTCTTGTGCGCCGTAGGCGACTAGCTGCATAAGGGCTCCACCCATGCTATCGAGTTATAATATCAAGCAAGAAAAAAATTTCGGAAAAAATTCCTAAATGAATTTTAAGTCAGAAAATAGGCAGTTTTACAAAAAATATGATTGCATTTATGTAAAACCATACATCAAGTGAAAAATAAAGAATTGTTATTTAAAACTCTAGTTTATCGAGCCACATAAAAATGCATACATTTATATTATGCCTAAATAACCCCAATTTCTCAGAAATTGTCATAATAGAGTTGGACGATCTCTACCATCTTCGAAGAAGGGTTATTTAGCCAATATTCTATTTGTAATTTCAGAGAATTCAAACGCGATTCCCATAAGTATTTATTCGCCGAAGAAACCTTTAATATCCCCGTTTTACTAAGACTCCAACATGATTTTATAAGCGATCCATTTTTATCAATGTATTTGTCTGGATTAAACCTTATAAAAACAATATTTCTATGACCAACGTCTTTTGAAATTTCCATTAAACGTTTGTTTTCACAAGAACAATCGTATTCAGAATGTTGATTCTCGTCCACTTCCACTATAATAACGTGTGTTCCCATATCACATAGTAAGTCTGGACGTCGACGTGAACAACCGTCTTGAACCCTTCGATCCGAGATCCATGTGAAATTGCTAAAATTCTCAATAACAAAATCAACAACCGATTTTTCTTTGGTTTTATGGTTTTTCGAAATAGGAGTATCTGGAAATAAATTCACAAGACAAAACAAACAATATCCATTACGATAATGGCTTGAATTGCACCATTCAGATTTACATCTCCGCGTTCCGACATCTACCATTCCATCCAATTTATGAGATACACAAAACCTTCCAGATTTCGATCCTTCTACACTAAATAAAGGGCGTTTGTCACATCCTTCGTGTTCGCACATTTTATGTTTCATGTCCACCATTCCTTCAGATTTATGTTCTAAACAATAAGCCGGAATTCCGCCGGCAATATTGTAAGTAGCTTGTTTTTCACAATTTTCATAAACACATGAATAATGCTTTACATCAACCATTCCGTTCATTTTATGTTTCGCGCAAAATCGAATAGTTGTTTCATTTGGAAATCGAAACGCTGGAGCGGAATCGCAACCCTCGCGCTCACATTTTTTATGCTTTACATCCACCATTCCTTCCAATTTATGAATCGAACAATATAACCCCTTTTTATTACCAGGCATATTGAATTGCGAAACAAATTCGCATCCCTCGTGTGCGCATTTTTTAGATACAACGTTTGCCATACCATCTATTTTATGATTACTGCAAAACTTTCCGGAATTAGACCCTACATCGTTATAAATAGGAAAATTATAACATCCAGTATGTCTACAACGTTTAACAACCATATTCACCATCCCTTCGTGTCGATGATCAATACAAAATTTCCGACCCGCCTCACCTGGAAAGTTGAACCCGGCGCGTTTAAAACAGTCTAAATGTTCGCATAATTTATCTTTGACGTTGACCATCCCCTCCGTTTTATGTCTCGAACAAAACCTACCAAATTTTTCGCCCACGACATTAAAGCAACATTGCTTTTCGCAACCTTCGGATTCGCATTTTCCCATAAATAATAAAGAGAAACTATTTTAAGTTCTTTATCGAGAACTTATTGTATCAATTTTCGCAGATTCCGCGGCGGCAGTAAGCCGCTCCTTCCGCTTCAAATAAGCTAGGCGATTCATCTCGCGCAAGCGCTCGGGATCTTCTTCTGCTATTTTCTTACGTCGGAGTTTCGATTTTTCATTTACGACCTCTTTGTTTTTCTCATAATAACTCGTTCTGAAATCAATATATCTTTGAAGCTGCTTTTTCACGGCTTCGAGTTCGGCTTTAAGTGCCACGTTCTCGACTCTGAGTTCGTCGATTTCATTAGCATTCTCCATGTCAGATAATATAATGACCAACGATATTTTTATGTGTTTTTCATAAACAAATAAAATAACCCCCTTACCCTCTATCCAACAAACAAGAATCCCCAGAATTGGTCCGTATGAAACTCTCTAAATAGTTTTCTTGGAAAACCTCGCGCTTCCCCTCGTGTTTTTTGGTAAAAATATAAGAGTCCGTCGATTTTTTTATAGACCAACCACCTTCTAAAGCGTTCATTAGAAATACCATTTTCTGAATTTTGGATCTTTCTATATGAACCATAGGGCTATCGTGATTCACGATTATAGAAGTCGACATTATATATAATAAAACAATATCGATTATTTACGATTTCGACGCGTTTTCCTACCACCAAGGCTCAACGTTGTATGTTCTTCCAAATACCTCTGTGTATATTTTCTCCTTTGAGGGTTAGCGATTTGCTTTACTAAAGATTTATATGTTTGCGTCTGTCTTATTCCAAAAGATTTTGCTATCTTGCTTAATTCAGAATGGGTTTTAGACAACAATTCTTGTTCTGTATATACCCGTTGAGCTGCACTAGAACTTGTAGAAGTAGTTTCAGCCGTTGTAGCGGGACTTAGTGATTCGCTCCTAGATTTCGATCGCGATCTTGATAAAGACAAAAGTTCAGCCTTAATAGGGCTCTCTATTTGTTCGATAAATACGTCTCTAGAATCCTCTTCGGTTTTAATAAATTCGGACGCAAGTTCAGCTTGACTTTCGCTTTCTATGGATGAAGTAAATATCTCCTTGGATTTAAACATGCCCTCTAATGCATCTACCGCACTGACCTCTAATATGTCAACATTATCTTCAATAATTTTGTCGTCTTCTATATCGAGAACCACTTTGGCGTCTTTGTAAAAAGTATAGTATTGCACTCTTCCGTGAATAATATTTTCATCTGCCAAATAATTTTCATTGACCGTAGGCAATTCAGCATTAACAGTAGCGTATAAGCTCTCCGAAGTCAAAATATTTTCAAACTCCGTTTTTGCCGCTGTATTGAAAAATTCACATACTCGCATTACAACGCATAATACTTTTGTATGGTTTTTTGATAATTTCAATGCTAATATATTTTCTTTTAATAACGATTTGATTTTAATATGAACTGCCGAAAGACCCAAATAAAGGGGGTCCGCTCTATCCAAATATGATAATAGAAGTGAGGAAAACCTGCTTGATATTTCGGATAACAAAACGGCACGCATTCCATAATTTGCGAATTTTGCGGAATCTTTATGACTTATTTGACGTGCGCCGCTGTCGGAATGAACTAATATCTCTCCATTAAAATGCGAAGGATATGCGAAAATACAAAATAAATCTCTATACAATGATCTATACGTTATCGGCGAAGAAGACGACGCCGTTCTTAAAATAGACCCGTCTACAAATGATTCAATCATTAATTTCGCGATTTTATTTGAATCTACCGACAATTTTGAATCCAATAACCATGATCGTTGGTCCGTTGGTGAAATCAGTCCTCTTAGCAAGGCGTTTTTTTCGTCCTTATTAATTCCACGAATGCCCCATTTCGGTCCATCAAACACGCCGGCTATTTTTGAGGTTAAATCGGAATATATTTGCGCTTTTTCAACGGATTCCATAGGAGGTGGGCGGTTTAATTCCTCTCCTCTAGCGGCAGCCTGCGCGGCTGCTATTTTACTACCATCCGCTGCCGTAATCAAATTTGCCAATAATCCCATATAAAACGCGCCTTTTCTTGCCATTTTGTTTCCCATTTGTCTATGTAATCTGTCACAAATAGGTTTAATATTTCTATGAAAAATGACGTCCGATCTTTCTTTTATAAATTTATTAACATCGTTTTTATAATTCGCCTTCAATATCTTGCTTATAGCATTACAATATGCACGTGTTTCTGATCCTTTTCCGTCCTTTTTAGACATTTTAGCTTCAAATATTCCTTTCAATATTACCGATGATGAAGTGAAATCTAATTTGAATTCCTCCCTTTTTGGATCAAATGTCAAAAATGATATATTCGATTTTATTTGATTGCAACATCTATGTGCCCACTTATATTCTAACATGAAAGTATCATACAGTTCTTTTTCTCTTAGCGAAAGAGTTTCTTTTCGCTTTGTCATTATAGTTTTGTATTCAGATCTATACAAATTCAAAAAGAGTGCGCCTTGGAATACTGGCAAAATATGCTCGCATTCGGGGGTCTTTTTTGCACCCGTGTCTTCATTTAATTTGAGTCCGCATATATAACATTCATCCGACAAGTTTTTTTCTCCAATTGTATTGTTACATTGCTGTATTGCATCCGCGCGCTCCCACCAATCACGAGCATTTGTGTAAATTTCGCTGTCGAATGACGCCTTGGTATCTAATCGATATAGCCAATTAAAGGCTTTTCCTGCTTTTAATCCACACAAGGCGTCCAATCCCCCGAGTCGATATTTTTCATTCAGTTCTTCGCTTTTCTGAATTTCACTTTCTCTTTGAATTTCTTGTGCAATTACTTTATCAAAATCTTTGACACCTTCGCGTCTTGCTACAAATTCATCGCCCTCTACAGCCGCTGCCGCAGTTTTTTTTGTTTTTTTAGGAGCAGGTGCTGGTGCGGCTGCGGTAGGAGCTGCAGTTGATCGTTTGGGACCCATCTCGGTTACTTGTTATTTATAAAATATGTGTACAAAATAATTGTTCTTGGTAAAATATATTAAACATTGGGTAACGGAAGAATATATAAATGAATTCTCAAAAAAAAATTACTCCTAAACAGAATGCTACTATTGACGAAAAGCACACTGAGATGCTGAATAAATTCTACGAAAATGAAATGATAACAATTCCTATGCTAAGCAGTGAAGTGGAATCGTTAGGTTCTCGACTAAACGCGCTTTTAGATAATCAAATCGAGCAAAAAATGGAAATCAAAGACAAGATTCGAAGTAACAAATCCAAGATTCGCGAATTATCCAATCAAAAAAAGCAGTATTTATTGGATAATTCGAAGTTTATATTCGGATATTTCGAAGAGAAAAAGGATATCTCAACGGGCGGTGGGAAACAAAACGTCGATGTTCTTCACTCTTTTTTCAGGGTGCGTGCCAAGAATAGTGACCGACAAGATCCTGATAAATACATCCAGTCGAAAAACATGTATCAGAAATATTGGAAAAATGTAAATAACGATTTTTTGAATCCACAAGATTATGTAGTACCATCGGATATTTGTCAGAGTTGTCATAGGGGTGAGTTAGTTCCTCAAGACGAAGACGGCGTTTTAATATGTAATAACCAGCAATGTGGGAAATTCATTCCCTATATCGTCGATAGTTCCAAGCCAAATAACAAAGAGCCTCCGAATGAAGTGTCTTATACAGCGTATATCCGTTTGAACCATTTTAAGGAAATCCTATCACAATTTCAAGCCAAAGAAACCACGCAAATTCCGGACGAAGTTATCGAGGCAATTCGCTCACGTATAAAGAAAGAACGCATCGAAGATATGACTCTCATTAATTACGATAAAATGCGTGAGATTTTGCGAAAACTAGGGTTCAATAAATATTTCGAGCATATTCAATATATCAATTCGATGTTTGGAATTAAACCTCCGATTATGAACGAAGAACTCCATGAGACCTTATGTGTCCTCTTTATCGAGATTCAAACGCCGTGGGCGATCCATTGCCCGGCGAATCGCACGAACTTCTTTAATTATACATATACATTACATCAATTATGCGTGCTCTTGGACCAAACACAGTATTTGCCTTATATTCCGATGATGAAGGATCGCGAAAAACAGCTGGAGCAGGATATGATTTGGAAGAAGGTATGCGGGGAATTAGACTGGGAATTTTTTCCTACCGTATAGTAAGCGACATGTTTGAACTTATTGAGGAAATAAACAGCGTCTTGGTATTCTATACATGTCCTACAAAATCAAACAATAAGGATGGTTTTGTAACTATTATGGACGAGACTTTATCGAGTCATGGACCAGATGTCATGTGGAAATGGGTTATTGACGCCGATGGATTTGGTATAGCACAAGCTAGAGAAATTCCGTTAACAATACTTATAATAGATTTGATCATGACCAAATACGCCAACGGATTGACCCAAGTGGAAATCGCAAATCCGACGTGGCAAGTTCGCGGTATGCTTCTTATCATAAAATCGTTCTTGGACGAAACCGTTATTGGAAAAATACGGATTCGCGAGGAACCGGTGGATTATGAGAACCGGTTTTACACCGATGAAGATTTAAAATGGGACAAACCTCCGTAGGAGGTTTGCCTTTTAATTCATTTATCGGTAACGTTGCCCTTAAATCTCTATTGAGACGCCCGAGGGCGTCCCATTATAAATC